ATGGGCACGATCACATCACGCAAGCGCAAGGACAACTCGACGGCCTACACGGCGCAGATACGGATTAATCGGGACGGTCGGACAGTTTATCAGGAAAGCCAAACCTTCGACCGCAAGCAGGTTGCCCAGGCCTGGATCAAACGACGCGAGACAGAGCTGGCTGAGCCTGGTGCCATTGAGCGTGCGAATCGCAAGGGCATGACGGTCAAGAAGATGATCGAACAGTACCTGGACGAGTACGAGAAGATCCGTCCACTGGGGAAGACAAAGCGCGCCACCTTGAATGCAATCAAGGAGACTTGGCTAGGTGAGGTTAACGATTCGGCGCTCACCAGTCAGAAGCTGGTGGAGTTCGCTCAGTGGCGGATGGGCCAGGAGGGCGGCGATGTGCAGGCGCAGACGGTTGGTAACGACTTGTCGCACCTGGGGGCGGTGCTGTCGGTGGCGCGGCCGGCGTGGGGCTATGAGGTGGATCCGCTTGCTATGCCTGACGCCCGTAAGGTGCTGCGCAAGCTTGGCATGGTCAGCAAGAGCAAGGAGCGCAACCGCCGGCCGACGCTGGAAGAGCTGGACAAGCTCATGGTGCATTTCTTCGAGATGCAGGCGCGCTGCAAAGCTCAGATCGACATGCCGAAGATGATCGCCTTCGCGATCTTCTCGACGCGCCGGCAAGAGGAGATCACGCGGATCCGCTGGGAGGATCTAGACGAATCCCGCCAGGCTGTCCTGGTGCGGGATATGAAGAACCCTGGGCAGAAGATTGGTAATGACGTGTGGTGTCATCTACCTGATGAGGCCTGGGCGATCTTGCACAGCATGCCGAAGGTTGAACGAGAGATCTTCCCCTATAACGCCAAGTCGGTTTCGGCGTCATTCACGCGGGCATGCCCGATGGTAGGGGTCGAGGATCTGCACTTCCATGATCTGCGACATGAAGGGGTAAGTCGGCTCTTCGAGATGGACTGGGACATTCCCAGGGTGTCGAGCGTTTCAGGACACCGAGATTGGAATTCATTGCGACGCTATACACATTTAAGAGGTAGGGGCGATAGATTTCATAAATGGCCATGGTTCAAGGCGTGCTTAATAACGAATTGATTTGGTCTCGCAGGGGTTATTCACCCGCATTGGCATTCATGGGCGGAACGGGGTAGCCCGGACAAGTGGTCAGTACATATAGGATTGATTATGAGGTTGAAATAAATTGATCAGGTTCGCTTCTTTATACTTGGCGAATATGATGCTCGCTGGGCTGCAATCACTATGAGGAAAGAGGGTTTGTTTAAGACGGTTCACGGACAAGCCAGCAAGCCGAGGAGCTTACTTGGCTAGTAAAGTTCATGGGCTTCTAAAATATATTAATAAGGGATGATGGATGGCTGCTGAATTAGCTCCAAAACTTACGGATCTAAAAAATCTTCAGGACCTGGCTAAGATTTTTGCTCTGCCAATGCTTGCGGTCGCTTACATAATGCAAACAGGTCTCGTGGTATCGATGGACGACTCCATCTGGTTTAGCGTGAACTGGGAAGGTAATCAGGCTGCTGCTTGGCTCACGACGCTTTTCATCGTGATGTTGAAAACAGTCTGGATGGCGCTGTGGGGTTCGATTGTTCATGGCGTTATTGGGTTGTTACATACTCAATTTAGCGAGTTGGTTTACCCTCTTTCCGCTATGTGTTTCTTTACTTTAGGACTGCTGGGTTTATTTCCGCCTCAAGAAATCGCGGTGAGGGTTACGTCTGTGAGTAGCTTTTGGTTTTATGCATGTTTTGTTTGGGGGTTCTACTTCATTGCGATGGAAAGGCAACTAAAAGGTGCCTAATGAAGGTAAAGGGGGAGTTAAGCGCCCCCCCTTTTTTTTATGATTCTATTAAGCTGCTTTCCTGCCCATTAATTGGTTCTGCTCCCGAGCTGCCTTTTCGCGCTGTCGGTCAATATAGTCAGCAAGGTCCTTGAGATGGATCCCCAGTGCTGCTTTTTGGGTATCGGCTCCAAGACGAACAACCGGGATGTCGATTTCACCGTCTAGTCTCTTACGTTTGAATTTTTCCACCGTTAGGTGCATGTAATCCGCGCACACTCGATCCAGTGGAATGACAGCTTGTCCATCATACTGAGCCATTAATAGAAACAAAGTGTTCATGCTGCCTCCTTGAGCTGTTCTGCTTGACGCCATGGGTCGTTGGCCCTGGCCAGTGCCGCCATCGGCGGCGGGCTGACGCTGTTACCGCACATGTGCACCTGCTGGGTTTTGGTGAACGGCTTGCCGTCGGCGCCGCGGTCGATGATGTAGTCGGCCGGGAAACCCTGGGCCTTGTAGAGTTCCGACGGCTGCAGCATCCGCAGGCAGATATCGACTATCACGTAAGGGGTGCCCCTGATGGTCACGGTGACCAGGCCCAGGCGGTCCTTGGTGGTGATGGTCGGCGCTGGTGCGTCGGCTCCGCTGATGTTCTCGGTTCCGTAGTAACTGATCAGAAAGGCGGCGACGCGCAGGGCGCCGGCCTCGACCTCTGGCGACAGCTGTAGCTCCACCAGCGAGCTTTTGCCGCCGCCTCCCGCCGTGATAGTTGGTGTTGGCTCGTCCACGGCCTGGCCGACACTTGCGCCAAACTGGCGCTCCATGAAGGCGGTGACGAGAGCGTGTTTCACTCCTCCGGCGACAACAGTGCCCAAAGGCTGGTCGAGGCCTGGCACTCGTGGTTCTTGGCCGGTGCGCTCGCCATACCCAGTCTGGATCAAGGTCGGGCTGATCAGTGTCAGCTCGCCGCGGTTTGCGCATGTCACGGTCGGCAGTGGTGCGCCCGGATCGTTCACACGGTCACTGCCCTGGTGTGTGGCCGGTGCAATGATCGGGCTGGCCATGGCGAACGATCCGCCGCGGGGCCATGCGGTCACGGTGCGTAGCGGCTCATGTGCTGACTGCACGCTGTCTCCGGACCAGTTCGCAATTGGCACGATGAACGGATCGGCGGCATCGAGGACAAATTTTTTCATGCCCTTGGCAATGCGGCGAAGGGTGGCCTGCGCCAATGGTTTCGGCCGGTCGAAAATACTCTTGCTCGGGATCGTCCAGTCGATGCATTCGGCGGCGGTGCGCCACTGCTTTTGGCCCTTGGCCGGGTGCTTGGCGTGGGTCGGCTCCGGCCACACGATGGGCTGGCCGTCGCACCGGGCGATCATGAACAGGCGTTCACGGCTGGTCGGCGCACCGTAGTCGCAGGCCTTCAGCACCCGCCACTCAACGACGTAGCCAAGGCGCTGCAGCTCGGCAACGAAAACGGCCCAGGTCTGACCGCGGCGTTTTGGGTCGGGTACCAGAAACTGCTGGTGGACCGGCACAACCTCACCTGGGGCAGCTATGCAGCCGCTGAGCTTCACCACGCGGCCGGTGGCTTTGTCGCGCTTAGCCACCAGCGGTCCCCATTGCAGGATCTGTTTCACGTTCTCCAGACTGATGACTCGCGGCTTTTTCTTACCGGCCCACTTCAAGCCAATCCACGACAGGTTCCGGATCTCGCGCTTGCGTGGCTGGCCGCCGGCGGCCTGGCTGTGGTGTGTGCAGTCCGGCGACATGTGGAACCAGCCAACTGCCTTGCCGTTGCACTCGGTGTCTGGATCGCCGTCGAACACGTCGGTGGTGTAATGCGCGGCGGCCGGGTGGTTAACGCTGTGCATGCTGATTGCGTTGTGGCTGTGGTTCTTTGCGACATTTACTGCCCGGTCCAAGCCCATTTCCAGCGCGGTACTGACACCGCCGGCACCGCAGAAGTAATCAACTACGATTTCGTCGTCTTGCGTGCTGAAGCCTAGGGCGTATTGGGTTTTGAAATCAAACGGAACTTTGGCAAAGGAGGTCATGCGCTGGCCTCCTGTGCGTTACCTGGTCGGTACAGGGGGGCGGCACCTATGAAAACTTCCTCAGAGACCTCTGGCCACGATTCGCGCACGGAGTCGAAGTCTCCTTCATTCCAGCAGCGCAGAAATTCTAGGGCGTCGAAGTCGCCAAGTTTTTCGAGGGCGAATCGAAGTGCGGCGACGGCGGCGTGAGGTCGGGAGTCTTCTGGCTGCAGCGGAACAATGCTCAGGTGGCTTGCACGCATCGCCCGGTCATGCTCCTTACTTCCATACTTCACCACCCATTCGGTTCCTTCAGGATGCGAGACCAGAAGCCATTCGCACACCGGCTCGTCCTGGGGCCGTGCTACAGGTGCAGCGAGAAGGGCGTCACGCTCGGCTTGTGCCTGCTTCAACAGTTCAAGCTCTTCAGCTTTGATGGCACACCAGGCCGTTTCCTCTCCGGTGTAGGCCCTGAATGTATCGGTTAGGGCAGCAACCTGGTTCGCAATGAACTGGTGGGTGGTTTGAGCGGTGAGTGGGACAGCACTGGGCTGAGTCTTGGTCCCCCAGCAGGTGAAGCCATCGCTCCGTTCGGTGGTGAGATCAATAGACGCTTGTTTCCACGCTCGACGCATCCAGGCCGCGAAGCCCGCTCGATATGCGTAATGCTCGCGGGCGAACTTGTCGGATGGGCTTGATCCAGCTGCCCGAATGTACGTGTCGCGGTTTGCGCAGTACTGCAGGCCTTCCGGAGCCGGAAATTCCTTTTCGTACTCGGCCCTTTCGTCAAGCTGAGATAGGGGCTTATACCCCACAACAGGCTGCGCGGGCGGGCGTTCCTGAGCGATTAGCGCTGCATCAACACTGGCTGCCTCGCGCAGCTTTTCGTGGGGTATAAGTGCCTCGGCAGTGGCGCTGGCAGGGTCAATAATGCCTGCTGCTTCGCAGCAGAGACTCTTTGTTTCTTGCGCGTCGACGCCGCAATCGTTGCAGAGCAAAGCGGGCATGGATTGGGTGTTTTTCTGTTCGATCTTCATGCCGCTTTTCTCCGATTTTCGATAGCGAGTTGGTCCATCAGGCGCTGGTGATAGGTGGCCCGAGCCTCTGCGGCGGACCAGGGGCGGATGATTTCCGCCATGGGCTCGATTCCGACCAGGCAATCCCAGATGGCCGGATCGGTTGGCATGAGGTCGCGGCGCTCGGTGACCAGCGCTACTAGATCTGCGTGGCGGACGGTTGCGGGTAGCTTTCGGTCGAGGTTGAAGCGGGTGCAGATGCAGTGCCAGATCCAGTCTTCTGCATCGACATGTACTCGCTCCTTCGGCGGTCGTCCCGTGTTGCCGAGGTATGCTTCTGTCGCGGCATGGAGGAGCGCCGCAAGCTTATCCTCGTCGGGCACCAGGTCGGCGACCATGCAGGAGTGTTGCGCTACGCTGTAGAACTCTCGGGTGTGCCCGTTGAAACGGCACAGCAGCGCCAGCGAGTGGGTGATGTCGCGTGGTTCGATCAGATTGGCGGCCGGCGACCATGGGTCAAAGCGCTTGCCGGTATAGGTGAGAATCCCGCTCATGCGGCCTCCTTGACGAGATCTGCCAGCAGCAGAGCGTTCTTGGTGTCTTTGTGCAGTTGGTGCACTGCGTCGGCTCCGATCCGCTCGGTCAGCTGGCGGTCGAACTCTCTACGAAAGCGCGACAGCTCCTGCAGCTCGGTGATGGCCTTGGTGCATTCTTGCTGCAGCTCGCCGGCTGCCTCTGGGGTCAGGCGCAACAATGGGATGGGACGCTTCATGCGGCGTCCTCCTGAGCTACCGGCTCAAGCAAGGCGGCCATGGCTAGGGCTTGATCGCGAAGAGCGTTTGTTTCGCGAGTGATGGCCTTGCCGGTGCGCAGCGCGTTGAATGTGGCGGCGGCGATTCGCAGCTTTTCCGCAATATCCAGCAGGGTCTGGCGGTCATCTTCGCCGAGCTTCGAAGCTGCCCAGGCGTGCCTGTAGTGGGTGTACAGCTTCTTGTGTTCGCCTCGGCTGTGTTCGAGCAGCAGCTGCAGTTCTCGGATTTCTTCTGAGCTGTCAGCTTTCTGGATGCTTTTCCCTTCCTCGATGCCCTCGGTGCGGCCATTGACGAGGCCGCCCCTGTAGCCGGCCCAGTACACAATGCCGGTGCTGATGATGAGGGCGATTAATGCGCAGATTTCAGTGGTAGTCATGTGGTGTGCTCCTGGTGGTTTTGCTGGGCCGGTGGTGGCGGCCGATTAGGGTTGCTCGGGTGATTCACCGTATTGGCGCGGCATTTCTTCATCTGCCTTGTAGGCGCGGACGTCGATCAGTGCCGCAACATGTCGGATGTGGGCGTATCTCAGAGACTTGCTGCTGTGGTCCAGGGTGGTTACTGGGAGCTGTATGCGGCCGCTGTTGATTGCCTCTGTAAACGTCTTTTCATTGAGATTTTTGAAGTAGTGCGCGCGCAGCTTGTCTAAGGGGATAAGCACATCGCCAAAGATGTGATGCAGCATCTCTACTGTGGATGTATCCGGTGCTGGTAGCAGTCGAAGCGGTGCTTGGCTGTTACTGCTCATAGGGCTGGGCCTCCTTGCGTTTGTTTCTTGCCGGGTGGTTCCAGGCATTAAGGCAGTGGCGTCTGGTCAGCTCGCGCAGATGTTCGGGTACTTCGAGGAGCGCGGCGTTGCGCTCCTCTTTTGTACCCAGGGCAAGGATCTGGCGGGCGTATTCCCTAGGCCACGTCACGGTGGTCTGCCGGGATCGCCGGCGTCTCAAGTCCCAACTGCTCGGCGAGCCAGGGCAGGCCGGCTTGCTTCACCCGGGTGGATTGGCTGTATTGCATGCCCAGCTCTGGGTGCCACCACTGGCCGTCCTTAATCCGCAGGTACTCACGGTCGCGGGTGGGATAGGCCGGTAGATTGCGCTCGTTGAGTAGCCCCTTTTCGCGCATGAGGTCGATCAGTTTTGGACGGGTGATGCCCAGGTACTTGGCTGCTTTGGCGAGATTGCGTTCCATGGTTAACCCCCCCTATGCCGCGTGTGCTGCAGGAGTTGCGACTGCAGCCAGGTGGTTGATGGACTCGACGATCTTCTCGTACATCTCGGTGTCACTACCGAACACGGTGAAGCACTTGGTGCGAGGTTTTTTCACGCCAATGCTCATGATGGTCGTCACGGCTTTGCGCGTGATGTTGCGATGGAGGGCAATCTGAATGGGGAGGTCGAACCCCATGTCCAAGCTGAGAGTGCCGCCTGTGCGTACCAGCTCAAATACCTGTTGTCGTTGTTCCGCTTCAAAGGTGCCGAAGCGACGGCTTGCATGAGGAGGTGTCAGCAGATCGGTCGAACTTCTGGTGTCGAGGGGGCCGTTAACGATCTCTTCGATGAAGTCGGCCAGCTTGAGGTGCATCTTCTTTTCGTTCGGCAGGGTGAGCGTGTGGCGTTCGCTTCCCAGCTCGACAGTGAAGAGCGTGTCGGATTGGCTGCGTTCAACTTTGAGGCGGAACGACAGCACATCACGCCGCGGGGTGGACCGGAGCGTATGAGTAAAGGTTTCGGTCAGATTGACCTGGGCGTTCAGCAGCTGCAGCGTGCGGTTGTCGAGTTTGTACTTCCTCATGCTGCATGCCCTCCGCCGTTCGGTCCGAAGGGGGAGGGGGTGGCGCGGGGTTTCTGCTTGGGTTTGCTGGCGACGAATTCGCACCCGGCCTCACGGGCCAGGCGGCGGATTTCAAAGGTACGGGATGGATCGGCAGCGGAGGGGTGGACGTGCAGGGTTGCTGTGGTGTGCATGGTATTGCCTCGCTCTGTGGTGGAAGAGTGAAGCGAATATCAACCAATGGTTGCTTTATGTCAACAACTGATGGTTGATATTTGGTCGGCCGATGCTGGACATTCACGAACCTCAAAAAGATTGAAGTTCAGATAGGTCCATACGGTATGATGTTGAAATGATGTCTCATGCGAATTTCTAGATTTTTGAGCGAAGAACATGGAAGTCTATAAAGTAGAGTATTTGTCAGTAATTAGTTCTAAAGAGATTTTTTGTAAGTCTATTACTTCATTCAATAATTTAATTCAGTCTTACGATAATATAAAGATAACTCCGGGGAAAATTAAATTCGATGGTGTGGTCTTTTCATATGATGTCCAATATGGGGAGATTTTGGAGGGGACTCAACGATATTTTCATGTTCGGCTAGGATGTGAAGATTCAAAGAATTTAACAGTTTTCAAGTCGTTGTTGCGTTCTATTCGAGCGCTGTTGACGAAAGCTAGCGATAAACCTCCTGAAGTTCTATGGGATGATACAAGTAGTGAGTTGTCCAGTCTGGCCTATCCTATAATCCATGAACTAGAAAATATGATGCGTAAGCTTATTACTAAGTTTATGTTGATTACTATAGGATTGGCTTGGACAAAAGATGCGGTGCCTAGAGAGGTGTCTGAATCAATAAAGGGGAAAAGAGATTTCGGGCAAAACTATTTGTATGAGGCTGACTTTATTCAGTTGTCAAATTTTTTGTTTAAAGAATACTCAACGGCAAACTCAAGAAAGCTTGTTGAAAAATTGAGTGAGGCAAAAAAAATTGATGAGCTGAGTTTGTCCGAGCTTAAAGAGTTGGTCCCGAGTTCTAATTGGGAACGTTATTTCTCTCCAATCGTAGATTGTAAAAGTGATTATCTGCAGCCTCGATGGGAGCGCCTTTACGTATTGAGATGCATAGTTGCTCATAACAATTTTATGAGTTCTTCTGATTTTGATGAGATCTGCAGATTATCTAAAGAAGTGAAAGAGAAGCTTGCTCAAGCTATTGATGGTTTGGATAAGGTTCAAGTTTCAAGCGAGCAAAAAGAAGATGTTGCAGAAAATATTGCAAGCTCCATGAACTCAGTGGTTGGTGAGTTTCTATTTGGGTGGAATGCTGTGTATGAGCTTTTATTCAAACTTGCATATCTTTCTGATAGTGAAGTTGGAAAGACTAGTATCACAAAGCGAGAACGTGCGAGTGCAAGAGTATTTGCTACGGGATTGCTAAGAGAGAATATAATAGATAAAGATCTTTATGATGATATAACACAGCTTCAAGCGGTTAGGGAGTTGGTAGTGCATACGTCGGCTTATGCAACAAGTGATTGGGAACTTCCTGACTTCTTGAGCAAACTAAATTCACTCAAGTCAAAATTAGGGTTCTTGATTGAGAAATACACCGAGGACCCGGGTGCTATTCTGGAATAAATGATCCAACAACCTTTCCGCATATATGAGTCTCTTCCGTAATATCAATGATTGGATATTGCGGATTGATCGGTCTCAAGAACTGCCGTCCTGCGTCTTCTACTAGGATCTTGAAGGTGGCTTCATTGGTGCGCGGTACCCTTGCGATAACTCGGTCCCCAGTTTTAGTTTCTGCCTCGGGATCAACAAATATGATACAGCCAGTAGGATAGCTACGTCCTGGACCAGGGTTTGTCATCGAATCGCCAAGAACCTTTAGGGCATAGCCTTGATTACTGATTGGGACGGGACAGGAAAGCCATGAGTCTGCTTCATATGCTTCAAAGTTTGAAATCGTTTCACACCAGGCGCCAGCCTGGACCCAAGATATCAGTGGAACCTTGCCAAACCGCTGATTGATTGTGCTTACGTTGCTACTATCACCTGCTATCAGTTGGCGAACATTGCTTTCGCCGGTTTGCTCTTTTGGCGGGACTCCATATTCCAGCCACTCTCGCCGTACCTTTAGCCATGAGCAAAGCGCAGCCATGCTATCTGCTTCGGCCATCGCTTCGCCGTTCAGCCATTTGCTTATGGCCTGTGTGGTCTTGTCTACCCCCAAGCTTTTCAACTGGCGATGGATGTCCACCCCACGGCCCCGGCTACGCACGCCGGCATCATCGAGGGCTTCGTGTAGGCGCTCGCTAAAAGCTGCGCGTAATGTAATTTTATCAACCATGGGTTGAGAGTGTCATAAAGGTTGCGCAATAGTCAGTTGATCTATAATATCAACCGAAAGTTGATATATGGAGATTGTCATGCTGGACCCTGCAGATTTTCCGAGCGCTATTGCGTTTGCTTTTGAAGCCGTTGGTGGCATTGGGGCCGCCGCAAAGGTATGCGATAGAAGCTACCAAGCACTGAACAAATGGCGGCAGTCCGCGTGCCTCCCACGCACTGATTACACAGGCGAAACCCGATACGCTGAGCTGTTAGCAGCTGCTGCAAAGGAGAAAGGCAATGAGTTCAAGTCTGACTGGTTGTTGAGCTCATCGGCTCCTCACAAAGAAGCAGCATAAATAGAAAAAAGGCGACCCAAGGGCCGCCCAGTTCCTCCCGGCACGCACCACCACAGCGCTGCTGGGTCGCGGTAAAGGTAGACGGGCACACCACATGCGAACCGTTGACCTTTACCGCGCTTTCCAAGGCTTGGAAGCCCTGGGTTGCTGCCTTACTCCACCACAGATTGAGGCAGCTGTTGCGCCAGGGGTGAGCGACGGATCGCTTGCCCCGGCACGGTGCCGGTATCGGTCTTGCGGACCTAGCCGGCTTTTGGGCCCTTTCAAGCCACGCGGCAAATGTATCACCACTGCATGTCGCGCGGCACTGGCAACTTATTAGGATTAATGCCATGAGCCGAATTGCTCTTAGTTGTGTTGACCGGGCGCAGCGGGAAGTCCTGCCGCTCGATCTAGCGCTTTACCATGCCGCACGGGACTACCCTGGCGGCGCAGCAGCCATCGCTGCTACCACCGGCCGAAACTCCACGACGCTGCAGCACAAGCTGTCTCCCACTCACCCCAGCCACACCGTGAACATTCAGGAGTTCGGCGAGATCCTCGAGCTGACCAAGGATCGCCGGATTCTGGATGCCGTTCATGCCCTGGTTGGCGACACGATCTGGCAGGAGCTGGCCGAGACCTACACCACCGATATGCCCGAAACCCTGACCTCTGGTATCGCAGAGTATTTCCGGCAGGTAGCTGATCTGGCCGAGACATGGGCCAAGAGCATCGGTGATGGGGTTGTGAGTGACCAAGAGCTGGCAGCAATTCGGCTGCAGGTGTTCCGCGGTATTCAAGGGTTGCTGGGGTTGTTCAACCGCGCCACGTACGTCAACCAGACAACGCGGGGTGCTGCTCGTGGCTGACATTGCCGACTTTGCTAATGACCTGGTGCAGGAGCGTATAGACCAAGCTCTAGCCGCTCGTAGTGCCGCCAAGCCGATATTGGCGGCCGCTTCTTTTCTGTTTTGTGAGGGGTGTGACGCACCAATCCCAGAAGCTCGCCGTCTTGCCATTCCGGGCTGCACCCAATGCGTAACTTGCCAGTCCATCGATGAGTCACGGGAGGCCCGGCATGCTCGATGAGGTATTGGGGCAGTTCGCAGATTACGGCCTTGAGCCTGCGCAGCCACTGGTTTTCGGCAAGCTGACACGCTGTAAAACCTCGCAGGACAAGGGCAAGGAAAAAAACGGTTGGTACGTCGTCCACGAGCATCGGACAGAGAAAGGCGATACGCTGATTTTCGGTAGCTTTGGTGACTGGCGTGCCGGTGAGACACAGAAGATCAAGGTTAAAGCGGGGCGGATGACACCTGAAGAGCGCGAGGTTATGCGCGCTCGGCAGGAGGAGGCCAAGCGTCGCGCAGCTGAGGTTGCTGCCAATGCTGCTCGCCGAGCGGCGAACAGGGCGGCGGGCCTGTTCAGGCGCATGCCGGAGAAGGGCAAAAGCGCGTATCTGGATCGCAAGCAAATCGTCGGCTTCAAGGTGCGTTATGCGCCGCGCACTGGGGCGGTTCTCGTTCCGATGTGCAACGTTCGGGATCAGATTATCGGCCTGCAGGTGATCTATCCGGGCCCGCAACCAGAGACAGGTCGTGACAAGTCCTATTGGCCCTATGGCATGGCGAAGGAGGGCGCCTTTCACCTAATTGGCCCGCACCCTGAGCCAGGTGAGCCGGTGCTGATCTGTGAAGGCTATGCAACCGGCACCAGCCTGCATATGGCAACTTCGCTGACAGTGGCGATTGCCTTTGATGCGGGCAACCTGCTGGCGGTCGCCAAGGCCATGCGTGAACGCTTCCCGGGGCGCCCAATCATTATCTGCCGGGACGATGACTGGAAGACCAAGCGCCCAAACGGCGAGCCCTGGAACCCTGGAGAGGAGAAGGCCAATAACGCTGCGACGGTCGTTGGCGGCCAGGTGGTGGCTCCAATCTTCTCCGGTGAGCGCGAGGAAAAATGGACGGACTTCAACGATCTGCACTGCGCAGAGGGTTTGGAGGCCGTCCGCCGGCAGGTGCTGGCGGTGGTCAAACCGCCGGCAGCGGGCGGCTGGAAGGATCAGCTCGCACGCACTGAGAACGGTTCGCTGATTGCGCACATGCAGAACGTGGAGTTGATCCTTGGCAATGATGAGCGTTGGTCCGGGGTTATCGGATTCAGCGCCTTCAGTTCCAAGATCGTCAAGCTGCGAGCAGCTCCCTATGGTGGCGGCGTTGGCGATTGGGCCGACATCGACGACATGTTGGTAATGAAGTGGCTCGCGCAGCAGTACAACTTGCGGGTGAAGTCCACGCATGTGATCGAGGCTGTCAGCGTGGTTGCCCATGATCACGCATTTCATCCCGTGCGGGACTATCTGAATGGCCTGGAGTGGGACCGAGTGCCTCGGCTTGACTCCTGGCTGACAGACATCATGGGCGTTGCTCCGACTGAATACAGCTCGAAGGTTGGCAAACGCTGGATGGTCTCGGCTGTCGGCCGCGTCATGAAACCAGGTTGCAAGGCGGACTCGGTAATGATCCTCGAAGGAGCCCAGGGCGCTGGTAAGTCCACAGCCATGCGTGAGCTGGGCGGCGAGTGGTTCATGGACACTCCTTTTTCGTTGGGTGATAAGGACGGGTTCCAGGCGATCCGGGGTAAGTGGATTGTCGAGTTGGGCGAGCTGGACAGCTTCAACAAGGCTGAGTCGACCAAGGCCAAGCAGTTTTTCTCGGCCTCGACCGACACCTACCGCGAGAGCTATGGCCGCAGAACGATGGACGTGCCACGCCAGTGTGTTTTCGTGGGTACGACCAACCAAGACGAATACCTCAAGGACGCAACTGGCAACCGTCGGTATTGGCCGGTGGCGTGTACCAAGGTTGATCTGGAAACCCTGCGGGAGGTGCGCGACCAGCTCTGGGCAGAGGCGATGTTCTGCTACCTGTCTGGAGATATCTGGTGGGTCAATCGGGACGAGTCCCCGCTGTTCACTGAGGCGCAGGAGGAGCGCTTTGTGGTGGACGAATGGGAGGGGCCAATTCTCACTTGGTTGGAAGAGTCCCAGATCGGCGAGACCGCGACCGGCACGGACATTCTGTCCGGCGCATTGAAACTGGACTTCGGCCATTGGGGTAAGCCCGAGCAGATGCGTGTCGGAGCGATCATGCATCGGCTCGGGTGGCGCAAGGTGCGCCTGTCAGCACTGGCCAAGAGTGGTATTCGGCCGTGGGCGTACAAGAAGCCTGCAGGGTGGGGCAGGGCTGCTGCCTTGGTGCAGGAGAAGTTCGAGGAGCCCTGTTTCGATGATTAAGGAAATCGACGCGCTACTGAGGGTATGGGCTCTGGAACTTCATAGTGATTTGTCCAGCGGCGGGCTGGCTGGTGGTAACATGGTTGCGATGATGATGGAGAGCAATGGTCAATTGATCCGCGGCAAACGCGCAAGCAAGGCGCCGCTGGAAAGCTCGCTGGATATGGAACTCATTGTGACGAAGCATCTGGACGAACAACTTGCCACAGTCGTGCGTGAGCATTATTGCAGCCATGACTCCAACATGCGGTTGCGGTATGCCCACTGTGGGTGCGGGCGCGATACCTACTACCAGCGTTTGCATGACGCGCACTTGTGCATTGGGGAGCTTTTGATGGGGAAGGCTGCTTGACTCCTACCCTGGCTTCGCCTGTCGTTGTCCTACTGGCTCGCCTTGTCCAGCTGCAATTTAATGCAGCAGGACAAGCGCGAGCCGCGTTGTTTCTGGTCTGTCCTACCGTCCAACCTTCCCGCACGTCATGCACACACATGAGCGCAGCGGGAGCGCATACGCGCCATGGGCGCGCAAGCGTGTATTAATAATTCCTCCTTTACACGAGAAGTCAGAGTTAAAAGTAGGACAGTAGGGCAGAGCCCCAAATTTAGGCGCCTGTAGCTGTCCTACTTCGACCTAGCAAAGTGGGACAGCCCAGACAGAGCCGAAGGCTCTGATAGCCGAGGTATTGAATGTCCCCGCGTTACCCCTGTGTTATCCCTGCATTACACCCACATTGCACCTGTATTGCTCGGTGGCATTAAAAGTTGCTTGCTGCCACCGGAATCGACCTGTAAAAAGTACCCATCTTCGATAGGTGCGACCGCAGAGCGGCAGGCACCACACTCACCAAACCCGGCCCTTGCGCCGGGTTTTTGCGTTTAAGGGGCAGGGGAATGACGAACGAGCAGCAAGCGCTGGTGGATATGCCGATCTGGATGGTGATTGTCCTTTCACTGGTCGGCGGTGTTTCCGGGGAGATGTGGCGAGCCGACAAGGCGGGCGCCCGGGGCTGGTCCTTGATTCGCCGCCTGGCATTGAGGTCGGGGGCCTGTGTGGTCTGCGGGCTTGGCACCATCATGCTGTTGCACGCCGCCGGGGTTTCGATTCTTGCCGCAGGCGGAATCGGATGCCTCACGGCCATGGCCGGCGCCGATGTTGCCATCGGCCTGTACGAACGCTGGGCCGCCAAGCGGTTGGGCGTTTCCGATCTGCCTCCCGGCAGCGGCGGGGCGGCCTGAAATTGCCGGGGACCCTGGGGATATCCAGAGGACACGGGCCTCGGAACCCGCGGGAAAGTGTTAGCGGCAGGGCTGCCAGCTTACTGAAATTCAATCCATTGAAATTGAAAGGTTTCCATTGAAAAGCCGTTGAAAAGGAGGGCTCATGGCAGAACCACTTTTCCTGTCAAAGAGCGCCTTCGCGGCTCGACTTGGCAGGGCGCCCAGTTACATCACCTGGTTGAAAAACAACAACCGATTGGTGCTGACCGATGACGGCAAGCTGGTGGATGTTCTGGCCAGCGAAGCGCTGATTCGTGACACCGCGGACCCGAGCAAGACCGCCGTCGCCGACCGCCACCAACAGGAGCGGATCCAGCGCGACGTTTACGGCCAGCTCTCCACCTCGGCCGAGCCGACTTCCACGGCTGCGCCGCCGCCCGCGATCACCCCTGCGGGGCCGCTCCCCGACTTCCAGAAGGCCCGCGCACTGCGCGAACACAACTTGGCCCAGCTGGCGGAGATCGAGCTGCACAAGGCCAGGGGCTCGCTGGTTGTCATGAAGGCCGTGGAAACCGGCGCTTACAACGCTGGTCGCTTGCTGCGCGATCAGTTGCTGGGTATGCCGCCGCAACTGGCCCCCGAGCTGGCGGCGATGACGGACCCCTGGGAAATCGAGAAGCACCTGACGGCGGCGCTCCGCCGCTCGCTGGAGGATGCCGAGCGGCTGTCCTCGGCGGACCTTGAACACGACCTAACGAGTTAAGCCCATGCCCACGGAATTTCCTGACGGTGCAGAGGTGTACCGCGAGGCGTATTTCCGAGGGCTACGACCTGACCCGGATCTCTGGATCAATGAGTGGTCCGACGATTACATGCGCATCCCGCGTGATGCCGGTGCCGCCGAGCCCGGCCAGTACCGCACCTCGCGCACGCCGTATGCACGCGAGCCCATGCGTTGCCTGTCACCGGCTCACCCATGTAAACGAGTGGTCACCATGGTGGCCTCGCAGTTGATGAAAACGCAGATCGCCTTGAACTGGATTGGCGGCCTGATTCATATGGCGCCGTCCAACATTCTGGCGCTGTTACCCAGCCTCGGCCTGGCCAAGCGGGTGTCGTCCCGGATCAGCAAAACGATCAAGGCTACCCCGGTTCTGCGCGAGCGTGTGGCCTCCAGTCGCTCGCGGGATGCGCGCAACACGATGGACACCAAGGAGTTCGAGGGTGGTTCGTTGTACGTCACCACCGCCGGGTCAGCGGCCAACTTGGCCGAGCTGTCGGCGCGCTATGTCTACGGTGACGAGATTGACCGATGGCAGGTAGACGTGGGGGAAGAAGGCGACCCTATCGAGCTGGCGGAGACTCGGGGGAGTACCTTTGGCCGTAACGCCAAGTTCTACTTCTCCAGCTCGCCGACGATCAAGGGCGCCTCCCGGATCGACGATCTGTTCCAGGGTAGCGACCAGCGTTACTACTACGTCCCTTGTCCGACCTGTGGGCACATGCAAACCCTGGAATGGGAGCGCCTGTACTACTCGAAGGACTACAGCATTGTGCATTACCAGTGCGCAAACTCTGACTGTGACGTGCTGATCGAGGAACACCACAAGGGCGAGATGCTCGCCAAAGGCGAGTGGCGCGCCCACGCCGAGGGTGACGGCGAAACAATCGGGTTCCACCTCAATGCGCTGTACTCGCCGCCGGGTTGGATGGACTGGCGGTCCCTGGCCAAGCAGTTCGAGAAAGCCAAAAAAGCCCAGGCTAAAGGCGACCTTGAGCCCATGCAGGTGTTTTACAACACCCGTCTGGCGAAGGTCTGGGACTCCGCGCAAGAACAGACCAAAGCCGACACCCTGAAGGCGAGGGCACGGTTGGAGGCTTACGGCCTCGGCTCGATGCCGGCCGGTGTGTTGATGATTACCGGTGCTGTCGACGTACAGGCCAACCGCCTGGAGTTTATGGCGATGGGCTGGGGCGTCGGTATGGAACGCTGGGTCATCGACTACCAGATTGTCGCGGGCGACCCCGCGGACGAGCGTACCTGGGCGGCTCTGGACGAGTTGCTCAAGGTCAAATATCGCCATCCGTGCGGCGTTGGCCTGGGCATTCTGGCGGTGGCAGTCGACTCTGGTGGCCACCACACGGACGAGGTCTACCAGTTCTGCCGTGTACGGCGCTGGCGCAATGTGTTTGCCATCAAGGGTGCGAGCAAGCCCGGTAAGCCAGTGATCGCCCAGCGGCCGTCCATGGTGGATGTCACCTGGAAGGGCCAGACGGAGCGGGGTGGTGCCGAGCTGTGGTTTGTCGGTACTGACACAGCAAAGGACTGGATCTACAACCGCTATCCGTTCGAGGCCGGGCCAGGTGCCTTGCACTTTGCCAATGACTTGCCCGATGACTTTTTCGCGCAGTGCGTTGCGGAGCGCAAGGTCGCTCGCTACGTGCGCGGCCATAAGCGCATCGAGTGGGTCAAGGGCAAGGCCGAGCGCAACGAAGCGCTCGACCTGATGGTGTACTGCCTGGCCATGGCCCATTACTTGGGCCTCAACCGCTACAAGGAACACGACTGGGAGCGGGTCCGTCAGGCCCTGGCTCAGTCCGGGTTGTTCGACGATGCCCAGGGCGCCAAGCCTGTTCAGGGCGAGCGCCTCAGCAGTGCCGATGCGTCGGTGCCTGAATCCGCAGTGCAACAACCCGCATCGCAACCCGCTGCACCGGCTGTGCAATCGCGACCGGCTGCACCACCTCCACGCCGCAGCTCCAGCAGCGGTTACCTGAAGAGACGCTGATATGTCCTTTACCAAGAAGCACCTTGACGCGGTCGAGGGGGCCATTGCTCGCGGTGAGAAAACCGTGCGCTATGGAGACCGCACCGTGGAATACCGGTCCATCGACGAGCTGATCAGGGCTCGCGACGAGATCCGCACCTCCCTGGCCAACTCGGCCGCGCCGCGCTCCCGCGTGGTCCGCATCTATCACGGAGGCAAAGGAGTCTGATGGCCCGACATTATCCGACGCTGAGCCGTAGCGGATTCTTGTTGCCGTCGAACATCAAGGCCAGTTACGAAGGCGCCGGAGAGGGCCGTCGGTCCACTGGCTGGGATGCTCCCGACAACGGGATCAACAGCATCAACACCCCAGCGCTGCGCAACCTGCGTGCCCGTTCGCGGGCAGCGGTTCGCAATGATCCGTATGCCTTCAACGTGATCGACAAGCGCGTCAGCAACCTGATCGGCACCGGCATCACGCCGAGGCCGCGAATAGAAGACGACACCCTGCGCAAGTTGCTGCAGGAGCTGTGGGACGACTGGGTCGATGAGTCGGACGCCGATGACCGTACCGACTTCTATGGCCAGCAGGCGCTGGTCGCCCGGACGGTTGAAACCTCGGGCGAGTGCTTTGTGCGACTGCGTCCACGCAGCCTGGACGAGGGCCTAGCGGTTCCGCTTCAGCTCCAGGCGCTGGCGCCCGAGTTTGTGCCTCACGATAAGTACGAGACCACGCGGGACGGCAACTTCATCCGCGCCGGGATCGAGTTCACCCCAGGCGGTAAGCGGGTGGCGTACTGGATGTACCTGGCCCATCCGCGTGATGCCACGTCGCTGAACGCCGGCTACAACCAGTTGGTGCGCGTGCCGGCCGCCCAGGTGTTGCACATCTTCGAGCCGGTCGAGCCGGGCCAACTGCGCGGTGTACCACGTCTATCACCGGTTTTGAAGCGCCTGCGCAGCCTCGACAACTACGACGACGCCGTGCTGTTCCGGCAGGAGGTGGCCAACCTGTTCGCCGGCTTCATCAGTCGGCCGGCGCCGGAGGCAGGCCAAACGCCGCGGGATCCGGTCACCGGTCAGCTGTTGACGCTCGATCATGACGGCTTCACACCCATGGTCGCGTTGGAGCCCGGAACAATGCAGGAGCTGGCGCCAGGTGAGGAGGTGGAGTTCTCCAAGCCACCGGACGCGGGCAACAACTATCAGGACTTCATGCGACAGCAACTGATGGCTGCTGCTGCCGGTACGGGCACGCCTTACGAGATCCTCACTGGTGACATGCGGGAGGTCAACGACCGGGCGTTACGGGTGGTCCTCAACGAGTTTCGGCGGCGCCTGGAGCAGCTGCAGTTCGGTGTGTATGTGCATCAACTCTGCCGGCCAGTACGGGCCGCGTGGCTGGACATGGCGATCCTGTCGGGTGCCGTGGAGCTGGCCGACTACGCGCAACGACGCCGGGAATACCTGCGCACGCGTTGGGTTCCACAGGGCTGGGCCTACATTCAGCCGGTACAGGACGTGCAGGCACGGCGTATGGAGGTACAGGCTGGTTTCGGATCCCGCAGCGAGATGTGTTTGCGCAACGGTTATGACGCTGAAACGGTAGATGCAGAAAACGCCGCCGATCTGGCTCGGGCAAACCGCCTTGGCCTCAACTACACAACCCTCGATGCCGTCGAGCCGCTCGACGACAAGGAGCAACCATGAGCAAAACAGCGCGACCGCGCATTTACAACCGCGCCGGCAAACAAGTGCAGGTCAAGGACAAGACCTGGTACGCGTTGCAGGTCAACGGCGAAGCCACGGAACGGCTCATTGAAATTTTCGTTTACGGTGAGATCGGCACCTGGGGCATCACCGCCAATCAGTTCGTGCAGGATCTGCGCGCCCTGGATGACGGTGTTTCTCCAGTGATCGCGGCATTCAACAGCGTCGGTGGTGACCTGTTCGACGGACTGGCCATGCACAACGCACTGGCGCGCCTGGGCGAGCGTTGCACGGGGCGTATCGATGCCCTGGCGGCCAGCGCGGCCAGTGTCGCGGTGTGTGGCGCACACAAGGTGGTGATCGCGAGCAACGCCATGCTGATGATCCACAACCCATGGACCTACGCCTCGGGCGATGCCGAAGACTTCCGCAAGGTGGCCGATGTGCTCGACCAGACCATGGAAGCCATCATTGCCGCTTACAAGGCGAAAGCGCCGGACATCGATGAGGCCGAGTTGCGGCGATTGGTCGATGCTGAAACCTGGCTGACTGCCAGCGAGGCAGTGGCCTTGGGGCTGGCAGACGAAATCGGCGATGGGGTGAAGGTTAAGGCCTGTCTCGGCCAGGGCGTTGTGCTGCAACGCTACCAGCATGCTCCTGCCGAGCTGCTCGCTCAGTTCAATGAGCCGCCGGAGTCGGATCCCGAGCCGGAGCCTGACGACCCGACTCCTGCACCGGCCGTCACCGATGCGTCCAAGCTGGCCCTGATGATCACCCAGCGCTGCGCCGCGGGGGGCATCAGCAATCTGGTGGAGCCGTTGCTTGCGTCCACCAAGCTGGAAAGCGAGTCCACCGTCCTGGCTGCGCTGGATCGGGCCAAGGCCGTGCATGACCTTTGTGTCGCAGCTCGGTTGCCCGAGTTCAGCGTTGAGTACGTCAGGGCTGGCCTGGATGCGTCGGCTGTTCGGGCACGTCTTTTCGACAAGATCGTCAGCAGCGGCAAGGGTTTTGAGATCGACAGCAGCCTGCCGCTGGAAAGCGACCCACCACCCAAGGTGCAGGTCAAGCAGATTGATCAGCCCTCTATCTGGGCTGCCCGCCAGGTCGCACATAACCCATCCGCAAAAGGAGCAAGACCATGAATCAACGAGAGCCAATGCACGCGGGTGAGTTCCTGCTGTCCGAGGGCGCCGGCACCATTTCTCGCGAAGCCATCAACGTTCAGGCCGGCCCAGCGCTGGAGCCCGGCCAGATCCTCGGGCTGGTCACTGCGACCGGTGAGTTCGTCCCCTACAACCCGACCGCTGAGGACGGCAGCGAGAACGCCCAGGCGATTCTCTATGGCCCGTTGGGCGAGTCTGACGTGGTGCGGCGAGGCCGTGCTGTGGTCCGTCTGGCCGAGGTCAGCGAAGCGCACCTCACCGGCCTGGATCCTGCCGCTGAAAAGGCCCTTGCCACTCACCTTGTAATTGTTCGCTGATACCCAAAGAGCCCGTCCGGGCAGATTAAAGTCGGCAGCCTAAAAAGGGGGCCAGGACAACCACCCGGACGGACCTCTAAAAGGTAGCTGCACACAGTGCCGCTATCCATCAGACAAATCCCAAACCCGCTTAAGCGGGTTTTTTGCTTTCTGGAGAAAGATTCATGGCTGACATTCAGATCTTCAACGACGAGGCGTTTTCTGTGTCGTCCCTCACTGCCGCGATCAACGAACAGGAGTACCTGCCGGGCCGTATCAGCAGCCTGGGCCTGTTTCATGAGGAAGGCATTTCCACCCTCACGGTGCAGATCGAAAAGGACGGTGACACCCTGGCTCTGGTGCCGGCGGGTGAGCGTGGCACCTCGGGGCTGGTGGTTGGCAGCAGCAAGCGCAACCTGATCCCGTTCAACACCGTGCACCTGCCTCAGCGCTTCGCTATCAAGGCCGACGAGATCCAGGGCATTCGCGCCTTCGGTACGCGGTCGGAACTGCAATCAGTGCAGGACGTGGTCAACAAGCGTTTGGCCAAGTGCCGTCGACAGCTGGACGCGACCCATGAGTTCCAGCGCATGGGCGCGCTGAACGGCCAGATCCTCGACGCGGACGGAAAGACCGTTCTCCTGGATATCTACAAGACCTTCGGGGTGACTCGCAAGAAGATGTCCATGGGCCTCGCCAGTCCCGATACCGAGTTGCGGGTGAAATGTGGTGAGGCGCTGGACTTGCAGGAGGAGGCGCTGGGCAGCATCACCAGCAGCGGATCCCGTGCCCTTTGCGGGAAGAACTTCTGGAACAAGCTGATTGTTCACCGCTCGGTGAAGGAGACTTACCTGGCCAGTCAGCAGGCAGCGGCGCTGCGCGGCGATGCTCGTGAAAGCTTCGAGTTCGGCGGGATCGTCTGGGAGCGCTATCGCGGCAAGATTGCAGGCGTGGCCTTTGTTCACGATGACAAGGCGCTGCTGATCCCCGAGGGGGTTCCGGATCTGTACATCTCGGTATTTGCGCCGGCCGACTACATGGAAACGGTCAACACCGAAGGCGTGCCGTACTACAGCAAGATCGAGCCAATGCCTTTCGGCAAAGGTATGGCCGGCGAAGCGCAGTCCAACCCGCTGCACCTGTGCACTCGGCCACTGGCGCAGATCCTCCTGGAACTCTGATCATGGGTATTCGCGATCTGATACGCGACGTTGATGAAGCCGTGTTCTCGACCCTGGGCGACACTGCCCGGATCGAGGGCAAGGAGGAGCCGGTGCTGGGGATGTTCGCAGCACCCTGGCTTCAGCCTCGAATGGGGCGGATGAGCACGCCCCTTCGTGAGCCGCGGTTTGAGATCCGCGTCAGCGACTCGGGTGACTTGCGTCAGGGCCTGCTGGTGACGGTAGATGTGCCGGAGCTGGACGGCGGGGGCGATTACGATCTCATGAGCCTGGAGCCCTCCGGAGACGGCTTGGTCGCTCTTATTCTGAGAAAGCGGCCATGAGCGTCGGCAGCTACTTCAAGCCCTCGGCCAGCGGCGGGATGATCTCCCTGCAGGCATCCTCGGCTGATCTGCAGGCGTTCAAGGACTTCGCGGCGGTGGTGCCCAAGGCCGCCGCCGCGGCTCAGCGTCGAGCAATCAACAAGACTCTCGGTTGGTTGCGTACGCACATTGCCCGGGCTGTCAGCCGGTCGGAGCGGGTCGCCTTGGCGGCCGTCCGGCAGCGACTACGCAGCTATCCGGTTTCCAATGGCGCCCATGTTGGCAAGCTGTGGTTCGGCCTCAATGCCATTGAGGCGAGCCGCACCGGTCGAGCCCGGCAGAACAAGTCCGGGGTGTCGGTCGCGGGGCGGCGCTTTCAGGGCGCGTTCCTCAAGACGGTTTACGGCAACAGCCCCGATATCTGGATCCGCACCGCGAGCAAGCACTTCGATGCCGAGGATTATCCTGACAGCGAGGTGACCAGGCAGGTCGGGGCGAGTTCGGGCTGGATCGCCGAAAACGACAACCGCTTTCCGTTGGCCAAGGCCAAGGTTTCGCTGGAACAGGCGCGACCGCACTTTGACAGCTGGACGCGAAAGGCTGACGAACGCTTGCTGCAGATCCTGCAGCAGGAACTCAACTTTGAACTGCAAAAGTATCTCAAGGGGAACGCCCGTGGCTGATGAAGCGTCCAGCCTCCAGCAGTTTTATGAGGCCATTGAGCGGCACCTGCAGTTAAACCTGCCGAGTGTCGCAGTTGTGCAGGTCTGGCCTGTCATTGGCACCAGCATCCGGCTGCCGGCGGTCTTTATCGAACTGGCGGAGTTCGAGCCGGGGAGGGATCCCGGAACGGGCGAGACGGGGTTGGTTTGCAAGATGGAAGCCCGGATCGTGACTGACCCACTTCATGCTGATCACCATCAGCAAGCGGTGTTTCTGGCGGGCCGGCTCGCGGTGTTGTTGCGCATGCAGACCTGGGGTTTGGAGGTCGAACAGGCCGAGTTTGTCCAGGCCATGCAGGACTGGACGAAACCGGATCTGGATGCTTACACCGTCTGGCTGGTGGAGTGGACGCAGCAGATCTACCTCGGTGAGGAGGAATGGCCATGGCCAGATCAGCCTCCGGGTACTCTGCTGTTCGGAGTCGATCCAGATACAGGCCCAGGCAACAAGGACAAGTACATTTCGCCGGAGTCTCTGTCATGAGCTACGCAACTGCACAGCATGACCGCATGCTGGCCGGCGTGGTGAAGGACTGCTACGTCGTCGCCCTGGATTTGTCGGCATCGCCGCCTGTGTGCCGTGTCTCGGATGGTGAGTGGGTCAGTAGCTGGGTTCGCTGGCACAGCGTTGCAGCCGGTAAGGCGCGGCACTGGCGGCCGCCGAGCTTGAATGAGCAGGGCACACTGATCAGCGCCAGCGGTGACGTGTCTCAGGGCACGTTTGTGCCGGGCTTGTACGGCAACGCGGGCCCGCCTCCTGACAACCGTGATCATGTCGAGGTCTGGCGCTTCGACGATGGCGGTTCTTTGGTCTACGACTGGGAGGCCAAGACCTACACCATCACCCTGCCGAGCGGGACAGTGACCACCAAGGTCGGCTCTACCGCCGCGGTGATCACCGACAGTGCTGTCTCGGTGAAGAGCGGCACGATCAGCCTGGAAGGGGCTGTGAACATCAAAGGCCCTGTGAACATTGAGGGGGCTCTACATGTCACGCAGAACATCACCAGTGACGCGGCGATCCTCGACACCACCGGCAACAGCAATCACCACAAGCACTAGTTTATTGCCATCAACCCAGGCCCGCCGTGTGCGGGCTTTTTCATGTCTGGAGAAGTCATGGCCAAGCATCAAGATGAACCTCTCGTTACGGAACAGTCCGGCCCTATCAGCGTGGCGCCGGCCCAGGTCGGAGGGGAGATCACCTACCGCGACAAGGTCTATACCTCGCGCACTTTGATTCTTCCGGATGAGCGACAGCTGCTGGTGGCCAAGGCCACTGTAACGGTCAGCGCTTCGGATGCGGTCGCGCTGAAGTACCTCAAGGAAAACGCCGAGTTCGAGCAACTCAAGGAGTGACGTGATGATCGGAATGGATCGCCACACCGGCCAGCCCATTTCCGGCATCGAGCATCTACGTCAGTCGGTGGGCGACATCCTGAGCACTCCGTTGGGGAGCCGTCGGCATCGGCCGGAGTACGGCAGCAAGCTGCGGCGCATGGTCGACCTTCCATTCAACGAGGGTTGGAAAAGCGCCGCCCAGGCCGAGGTGGCTCGGGCGCTGGGCCGGTGGGAGCCTCGTATGAAGCTGCAGCGAGTGCGCGTGGTGTCTTTCCTGGCCGGGAAAATCAATCTGCAAATCACCTGTGAATATCAGGGGATGGGCCGTACGTTGGAGGTGACGGTATGAGTACCCTGGTGGATCTGTCGGAGCTGCCAGCACCGGAAGTGCTTGAGCCTCTGGACTTCGAGACCTCGTATGACGAAACGCTGGGTGTGTTTCGAGACTACATGGGGGACAACTGGAACGCCGACGTTGAAAGCGATCCCGTCACCAAACTGCTGGAGGTGGGCACCTATCTGAAAATTGGCAACCGAGCGCGTGTCAATGACGCGGCGAAGGCGCTGATGGTGGCTTACGCCATCGGTGCAGATCTGGAGCAGTTGGCGGCCAACGTCAATCTCAAGCGCCTGGTGATTCAGGCAGCTGATCCCGATGCAGTGCCGCCGGTTCCGGAGGTGCTGGAATCTATCGATGCGTTGCGCGAGCGGGTGCAGCTCGCTTATGAGGGGTTGACCACCGCCGGGCCGCGAAACAGCTACATCCTTCATGCGCGCAATGCCTCGGCGCTGGTAGCCGATGCTACTGCTGAAAGCCCGGCGCCGGCTTGTGTTGACCTTACGGTGCTGAGCCTGGAGGGCGATGGCACGGCCGGGCCTGAGCTGTTGGCCGTGGTCGCGGAAGCGGTCAACGATGACGATGTGCGGCCGGTGGGGGATCGGGTGACCGTGCGCAGTGCCGAGATCCTGCCTTTTAGCGTTGACGCGGTCTTGCACATGAAGGGGCCCGGGCCTGAGAACGATGCGGCGTTGGCTGAAGCGATCAGCCGCCTCAAGTCTTGGATCAACCCACGCAGGCGGCTGGGCGTTGAGGTCGCGCGCTCGGGTGTCGATGCCCAACTGCACGTTGCTGGGGTGGGGCGGGTTGAGCTGAGGAACTGGCAGGATCTGGCCCCCACAAAAGCCCAGGCGGCGTACTGCACGGGCTACAGCGTAGTGCTGGGAGGCTGATATGAGCAGTCTCCTACCGATCAACAGCACCCAGCTGGAGCGCGCCATAGAAGCCGCCTTCCGCGAGAAAACCGAGGTGCCGCTGCGTTCGCTCTACAACCCCAAGACCTGTCCGGTGCATTTGCTGCCTCACCTGGCCTGGGCCTGGTCGGTGGATCGTTGGGACTACCGATGGTCCGAGGCAGTGAAGCGTTCGGCCATCGAGGCATCGTTCTACATCCACGCACACAAGGGGACCATTGGCGCGCTGCGACGTGTCGTTGAGCCGCTGGGCTACCTGATCGAAGTGGTCGAATGGTGGCAGACCGAGCCCGAAGGCGTGCCCGGCACTTTCGCGCTGAAAGTAGGCGTCCTCGACACCGGGATCACTGAGGATATGTACCTGGAGCTTGAGCGTCTGATCGACGACGCCAAGCCGGTCAGTCGCCAGTTAACAGGCTTGGCGATCAGTCTCGAAACTCAAGGCAATTTGATTATCGGCGTTGCCTTACATGAAGGCGACGAAATTGACGTATACCCCCCAATGCAACGCGACATTGAGGTCAGCGGATATCTCCGCCTGGGTGGTCGTGAACACAATATCGACACCATGGATATCTACCCATGACAGACCAGAACAGCCAGTTTTTTGCCATTCTCACCGCTGTCGGCTTGGCCAAGCAGGCCAACGCCGATGCCCTGGGAATCCCTTGGACCTTCGCTCAAATGGGTGTTGGTGATGCCAACGGCACGGACCCAATTCCCGGCGAGCAACAAACAAAATTGATCCATGAAAACCGCCGCGCGCCGCTGAATCAGGTGAAGGTAGATCCGAACAACGCGAACGTCATCATCGCCGAGCAAGTCATCCCCGAGAATGTCGGCGGCTGGTGGATTCGTGAAATCGGTCTCTACGATGCCGCTGGCGACCTTGTTGCAGTTGCAAACTGTGCCCCAAGCTTTAAGCCTCTGCTGAGCCAGGGTTCTGGACGGACACAGGTCATTCGAATGAACCTAGTTGTCAGCAACACGGCCAACGTCGAACTGAAAATTGACCCAAGTGTTGTACTTGCGACACGGAGGCTTTTAGAGGAAACCATTATTTCCGTTCTGCCTCCCAACAAGGCGGCGGGAACCTATCGACAGGTCACTGTCAACGATCGCGGGGTGGTTCAATCGGGTAGCAACCCTACTACCTTGGCGGGTTACGGGATCACCGACGCGCTGGCTGTTGGGCAATATGGCCTAGGGTCCAGCGCGACACCAAACTCCGCTATCGATACCATCGGTTTGCCAGGTGGCTTTTACACCATGGGCGAGGGTAATACTGGCTTGCTTCAGTACTCATCGATTTTGAACCTGCCATATTCTAATACCGGCTTCTCGGCACAAATTGCTATAGAGCAAGGCGGAACAGATGTTCGCATTGTCGTTCGTGCGGTTAATGCCCAAGGGGGGTGGACCCCTGTTAGGACCTTGTGGCACAACGGCAACTTCAACCCAGCTACAAAAGCTGACGCTGCTGCAACTGAAGCGGCCTTAGTTGCAAAAGCTCCCCTCGCAAGCCCAGCCTTTACTGGGACTCCCACTGTACCTACAGCTGCGGCAGGAACTAACACAACTCAAGCCGCGAATACGGCATTTGTGAAGGCCGCTATTGCGGCATTGGTCGGGTCGTCACCTGCTGCGTTGGACACGCTAAACGAGCTGGCCACCGCCTTAGGAAATGATCCCAACTTCGCCACGACCATGACGAATGCGCTGGCAGGTAAAGCTACGAAAGCCACCACGCTAGCGGGGTATGGGATCACCGACGGCTTGAAAATTGGCGCATATGGCCTGGGAGGTACGACGGCGCCAATTCAAGCCGTTGACACCATGGGGTTGCCGGGTGGCTTCTACTCGATGGACGGTACGACGACGACCCTGCTCAATTACTCGTCAGTTCTGAATTTCCCTTACTCATCCCCAGGTTTCAGCGCGCAACTTGCGCTCCAGCAGGGGGCGAGCCAAGTAAAGATTGTCGCTAGAGCAACAACGAACTCGGGGGCGTGGACCCCGACAGTTGAGCTTTACCATACCGGCAATACCACCCGCGCTGCAGACGGCACTCTCAAGGCGATCTAATTATGGCAAGAGCAGCAATTAACGTTCTGGGCGCCACTGGTGCGACCTATGACTTTGTCTCTCAGGTCGAGAGTCAGGTCCTTTCCTCGCGAGTATCTGTGGGGATCTACCGAGTCACTGGATGTCTCGGCATGGTTCCTTTCCCGCCTGAGGATGATGGCTGGGGTTACTCGCTCAATCAGATTGATGGACGGGCTGACGTTGAGACGGATTTCGCGGATGGTGCGCTGACCATCACGGTTACCAAAGATGGCCAGCCCTACGATCTGAAGCACATGATCACTCTGCATATCCTTGTGCCTGATGTTGCCACTGATCCGCATGAGTCGCTCGATGCTGAGTAGCATGGATTAACGCCCCTCCTGACGGGGCGTTTTCGTTTCTGTCCACCTGAAAAAAGAACCCCAACCAACAGCCTCGCATCCGCGGGGCTTTTTCGTTTCTGGAGATCGATCCTTATGGCTTTCATGCACGGCGTCACGACCTCTGAGGTCAGTACGGGCGCACGCACTATCTCGACACCTTCCTCATCGATCATCGGGCTCTGCGACACCTTCACGCCCGGGCCTCTGGCCAGTGCCAAGGCGGGTGAGCTGAAGTTGATCACAACCGAACGCGAAGCCATCGCAGCATTCGGTGCAGGGGCAGCAATCACCAAGGCCTGCCAGGCAATCTATACCAAGGCCAAGGCGGTGATTGTCGCCATTGGCGTTCCCAAGCTGGAGGATCCGGCGCTGCAGACCTCTGCGATCATCGGCGGGGTGTTGGCCTCTGGCCAGCGTACCGGGCTACAGGCGCTGCTGGACGGCAAGAGCATGTTCAATGCGCAGCCGCGGCTGTTGATCGCACCAGGTCATACCGCCACCCAGGCGGTGGCAACAGCGCTGGATGCCCTCGCGGGCAAACTTCGGGCAATCGGGATCATCGATGGCCCAAACACCACTGACGAAGAGGCCATGGCCTATGCCCTGAACTTCGGCAGTCGCAACCTCTTCATGGTCGACCCGGGTGTGCGGTTCTGGGATACCGATGCCAGTGCCACCGTCGATGCGCCGGGGTCGGCCTGGACGGCGGGCTTGTTCGCTTGGACCGATGCGACCTACGGTTATTGGGCGTCACCGTCGAACAAGGAGTTCGCTGGAATCACGGGCACCAGCCGACCTATCGAGTACCTGGACGGCGATGAAACTTGCCGGGCCAACCTCCTCAATAACGCGAAAATCGCCACGATCATTCGTGATGACGGTTACCGCCTCTGGGGCAACCGCACGCTTTCCAGCGATCCGAAGTACGCGTTCGTCACCCGGGTCCGCACGCTCAACATCATCATGGATGCCATCCAAGCCGGACATAAGTGGGCTGTGGACCGCTCGATCACCAAGACCTATGTCAGCGATGTGACCGAGGGGCTGCGCGCCTTCATGCGCGATCAGAAGAACCTGGGCGCGGTGATCAACTTCGATGTGTACCCGGATCCAGAATTGAACACTGCCAGTCAGATCGAGCAGGGCAAGGTGTACTGGCGGATCCGCTTCACCGACGTGCCTCCAGCTGAAAACCCGAATTTCCTCTTCGAAGTCACCAACGAGTGGATGACTGAAGTTCTCGAAGCCGCCTAAGGAGGCCGCCAATGCCAATGATTCCTGAAGTTCTCTCCAATACCTCGATGTTTATCGACGGCATCAGTTTCGACGGAGACGCACCGAGTGTGACTCTGCCGAAGGTGACTTTGAAAATGAATCCCTACCGAGGCGGGGGGATGGCCGGTGAGATCGAGATCCCGACCGGCGTGGAAAAGATGGAAGCATCTTTTACTACCAACGGTGCGCGGCGTGATGCGCTTAAGTGGTTTGGTCTATCAGACCGGACCTCCTGCAGTGTTGTGTTTCGTGGTGCATTCCGTGGTCTGAAAGGGCGAATGACACCAGTCATAGCCACCATGCGCGGTGGCATCAAAGAGGTCGATATGGGTGACTGGAAGGCCGGTGATCCAGCAGAGACCAAGCATGCCGTGTCGGTGAATTACTACAAGCTCGAAGTCGGTGGGGTAGTGATCTACGAGATCGACATGGTGGGCAATGTGCTGGTCGTCAACGGCGTTGACCAGCTGGCAGATGAACGTTCGGCCCTCGGCCTCTAATCAGGACACATAGCAATGACTCAAGCAGCTGCAAAAAGTGGAAAAAAGGATCAGCCGACATGGTTGGAAGTGACCAGCGAAGGTTTCAGCGTCACGCTGAAATATCCCACTGAGCTTTGCCATGCGATGGTCGACAAGGTGTCGATGCGCTCGCCGACTGTGCGGGAGATTCGGGCGGCTGATGTCGCATCGAATGGCGATGCTGAAAAGCGCGAACTGCTGTTGTTCTCGTCCCTGACAACAATCCCGGCAGCGGACCTGGAAACATTGAAGTACCGCGACTACCGGCGTCTGCAGGCCGGTTATTTTCGTCTGGTCGACGAAGACGAACTGTAACTCCGGCACCCTGAAACTGTTGGCCAAGCGCTTGGCAAAAGAGACTGGGTTCTCTGCTGCCGAGATCTTGGCCATGCCATTCAATGACATGGTGTGGTGGCTCACGGATTGAGCCGCCTTCGATTCACCGGATGACGTAGGGCACGGTTATGGCGAAGAAAGTAGCGCTCGACCTGGTGATCGGCGGGGCTGTTGACTCGACGGTGGGCAAGGCCTTCAAGGACGTCGAAAGCAAGATCAAACATCTGGATGATGTGGGTGCGAAAGCGCGGGTTCTGCAGAACACCATCGGCGACACGATCCGGCTCCGGGAGGAGTGGCGCAAGGCCCATGCCTCGGGCGAAGAAGGGGCCTCGAAGCTGTTGAACAGGCTAGAGGCCAACCTCGATATCCTGAAAAAACAGGGTGTCGAAGTTGGGCGGTTGAGCAAGGCATACACCACGCTTGGCCGGGTCGCGGCTGGGGCTGAGTTGAAGGCGGTGGGGCACCGGCAGATCGAGGAAGGCCGCGAAGGGATGAAAAGCAGCCTCGGCCAGGCGGGGGCGTTCGTGGCTGCTGCGGCCATCCCCACGAAGGTCAGCGCGGACTATCAAGCGATCATTCGCGACATTGCCATCAAGTCGGATATCGTCAATAAGCCGCAAGAGGCCCAGCTGAGCCGGGCGGTGATCGGCACCGCGCGCGATACTGGCATGTCGCGCAATGACGTGGCGGACCTGATTAACCAACTAGTCGGCGCCGGCATGGACGTGGAAAAGGCCATCGCCTACGCGCCGACGGCGGCGAAATTTGCCATCGGCCAAGGGTCGTCGGGCGTCGACACTGCGGCGATGATCCAGGCTCTGCAGCAGAACGCCAAGATCACTGATCCGAAGGTCATGCAGCAGGCCCTGGAGGCCATCGCCTATCAAGGCCAGGCCGGTTCGTTCGAGGCGGCCGACATGGCCAAGTGGTTCCCACAGCTGCTGGCCGGTATGGAGAAAGGCGGCGTCACTGGCCTGGACGCGGTCACCTCGCTGGGGGCAATGCTGCAGGTGCAGATGAAGACCGCCGGTAGCTCTGACGAAGCGGCGAACAACTTCAAGAACTGGATGGAGAAGATCGGCGCGGGCGACATCCAGAGGAGCTACGAAAAGGTTGGGATCGACTACCAGAAGTCGCTGAATACCGGGTTGCAAAAGGGCATGAACATCTTTGAGGCGTCCATGGGGTTGGCGATGCAGTACGTCGAGAAGACCGACCCGAAGAAAGCCCAGCAGTTGAAAGAGGCTCAGGCCAAGATTGACAAGGAGGTTGACCCGCAGAAGGCCACGGCGGCGCTGGAAGCCCTGGAGAAAAGCCTGCGCACTGGCGACGTGTTCGCCGACATGCAGGTCAAGGCGGCGCTGACTGCCTACGCGCAGAACCGGGGCCTGTACAGCACGCTGAAAGCCGACTCGGCCGACGCGAAAAAGGTCGCAGGCATTCTCGACAAGAACCTTGCCGAGCGGCGCGAAACGTCATCGCAGATCTGGAAAGAGATGTTCCAGTCGATCGATGACGGCATGCGCAGTGTCGGTGACGCCATTCGGCCGGTGACAGATGCGGTTGCTGAAGGGATCACCAATGTCTCCCGTAAGCTGACCGAGTTGACGGACGAGTCACCGCGGCTGGTCACTAGCATCGGTGGTGTTGTTGCGGGCCTGATCGCCCTCAAGACTGCAGCCAGCGCAATAAAGATCGGCAAGGGTTTGATGAATGTCGGGCGCGGCACGCTGTTGGGTAATCCGAACATCCCTCAAAAAGTGATTGTGACCAACTTGCCGGCGGGTGGACTTGGCGGTCTGGACGGCGGCGTCGATGGCAATAGCAAGGGAAGTAAGAAACCCGGTAGAGGTAGGGGGTTCCGAGGAAGGGGTATAGGCGCAGGCGTCAAGGCGCCGGCCATGTTTGCGGCTATCGATGCAGGATTCAAGGCTAAGGATACTTACGACAATGCTGTCACCCAGGATGAAAGGGCTGAGGGCTACGGCGAAGCGGCCGGCGGTTTGGCCGGTACTCTGGCCGGCGCTGCGGCGGGAGCAGCCATAGGTTCGGTGGTCCCGGTTATTGGCAACGTTGTTGGCGGCTTGGTCGGTGGTTATTTCGGTGGCATGGGCGGGGACTATCTCGGCGGTTCGCTTGGTAAGTCGATGTTCGGTTCCGACGAGTCGCTCAAGACCATGCCGGCAGCTGGCCCCTTGATGATGGTCAATGCAGGAAAGAATATCCCGCCGGTTATGGGGGATATTGCTCGATCCTTTGCCCCTGCATCGGTGCCTGCGCCGGTTATTTCTGGAGCGGCAGTAGCCCCGGGTCTTTTGCCCGAGCGAGAGGCAGACGCAGCCGCCCTTGGCGATGTGGCGCGTTCATTGTCGGTGCCTTCCGCTCCGAGTGTGCCAGCGCTGCTAGCCCCCGTGGCTGCTGCGCCAAAAGTGGAGGCACCGAGGGTTGATCAGAGGATCGACATTCAGGCGCCGCTTCATATCACTGTGCAGGGGGATGTGAAAGATCCGGCCCAGTTAGCGCAGCAGCTGCAGCCATTTTTCGAACAGCACATGCGGCAAGTCGCGCAGCAGTTGCAGAGCCGCACGCTGTATGACGAGCCGCATGTTTGATCAGGAGGGCCTATGGCTTACATGGAACAACTGCAGTCGGGGTTGAAGTACCTGGCTGCTGCAGGTGAGACGGGCCGCCGGAGCCTGGATGGCATGATGGGGCCGGTCAATGGTGCGATCAGTGAGATAACTGGCGCAGCTGCTGAGCTGGAGGGTGTGCCTTTCGTGGGGCCAGCGGTGGGGCAGAAGCTGCAGCGCGTCATGCGCAGCGTGAACGCCGCCCAGGCTAAGGTGGGGCAGGTGGTCTCAACGTACAACAAGGCGTCTCGGGCCCTATCGCAGATCGATGAGCGAGTGGGTGTATTGAAAGAGCAGGCAGCCCGAGCGGCCACGGCAGTCAACAAGATCGCCGGCAACATCAGCCCGGCGTTGGCCAACATCGTTCCGACAGGCTCCTTGCTGGGTGATGCCTCAGTGTTGCCGGAGGCGGTTACACCGTTTCCGCATCTGCTGATCATTCAGCCGCAGGATCCCCAGGCGCAGCCTTACTACTTCAACTTGGACACCGCGGCTTTCGATGAGCTGCGGCGTTCGACGGAGTTTCGCTGGGCCTCGCAAGAGCGCTTGACGCGTCGGCCCGCGCAGCAGGCTGTGGGTATGGGGGAGGAGAAGATCACGCTCAAGGGGGCGATCTTTCCGGGGTTTAAAGGCGGGATCAAGCAGCTGGATACCTTGCGCAGCATCGGGGCTCGGCTTGCCCCCGTAACTCTGACCACTGGCTATGGCGATGTCCTCGGCACCTGGTGTCTCAAGAGTCTGGAGGAGGATCAGAGCGAGTTGATGCAAGGCGGTATCCCGCGCAAACAGGGGTTTACATTGGAGTTTGTGCGCTATGGCGACGACATGCAGAACATCTGACGGGGATCTGCTCGACACCCTTTGTTATCACGTTTATGGCCACCTGAATGGCACCGTTGAGGCGGTGCTGGATGCCAATCAGGGGCTGGCTGAAGAGCCTCAGCCCTACCGCGCCGGCATTGTCATTGTGCTGCCGGATATGCCAGCCCCTGCCGGCGAAGTTGTCATGCTCTGGGATTAAAGGGACCTTGGATTTGGTGGGTTTGCTGCTTAGGTGAGGCGTCGATAGACTTATCATTTTTAGGAATGGATAAGGGAATACTTATGGAAAGATCGACTGAACTAAGGACAGTAAAGCGGAGTATCTGGGGGGAGATTAATTATCGTTTGAACTGGATTATTTTCGGCACTATTGGCGCTGTCCTCCTGGCATTCATTCCAGTCATAGGCTGGATAATGGGGGCTGGTGTGATTCTCGCTGTACTGTGGAAGACGTTCGGCTTTCGAGAGTCGCAGTTGGTAGGAAGTTGTCCGGCGTGCACCAAGTTGCTGCCGATTGATCCAAAAACAGATGTGTTTGCCTGTCCTGTGTGTCAGAGCTGCATTGCTGTTCAAGAGGACAAGCTCGTTATCATCAAGATCGATTGAGCTGCAATGCACTGTCCTTGACAGAAAGTAAAATTAACTCAGCCCGCCTTGTGCGGGCTTTTTTATTGGGGAATGTCCATGAAGCCTGCTTTCAGGATTGTCGCTGACGGAGCAGACATCACGGCGCTGATCAATGATCGGCTCATTCAACTGAAAACCACCGACAAGCCAGGGATGGAGTCGGACGAGTTTGAATTACGGATCGATGACCGGGGTGGTGCAGTGGCCTTGCCCAGCAAGGGCGCTGGTATCGAGGTGTTCCTGGGATATGCCGGAACCACGTTGAGCCGCCTGGGCAGGTATGTGGTCGACAAGGTCACCGTTTCGGGCCCGCCGGACACCATCGTCATTACCGGCAAGGCCGGTGATATGCGGGGCAGTGGCAAGACCACGCGCAGTGGCAGTTGGGAAGGTGTGCCTCTATCGCAGATTGTCGCGGATGTCGCAGAGCGCAACGGCTGGGAGGTTGTCTGTCCGGTCCAGACCAAGGTGGTGCGTGCTGATCAGTTGGGTGAGTCTGACTTCAACTTCATCACCCGGATTGCCAGGCAATACGACTGCACCGCCAAGCTGGCCGACGGCAAGTTACTGGTCATGTCTCGACAGGGAGGGCAGAGCGCCAGTGGCAAAGCATTCGGTGCCGTCACGCTGACTCGGCAGGACGTCAGCCGCTGGCAGTTCACGCTCGATGACCGTAGCACTCATAAGTCCGTGTCCACCAAGCATCAGGACAAGAAGTCCGGAAAGCTGAGGGTTGTCACCCTCGACAACGACGAGTCACCGGATGGTCTGCCAGCCGTTCATACCGACCGCCATATCTACCCGAACAAGTCCGCCGCGGAACAGGCGGCCAAGGCTCGATTGGCTGCGTTCAACCGTTCAACTGCAAGCGTTCGCCTGGAAATGCCAGGGCGAACCGATCTATTCGCCGAGCGACTGATCAACGCACGAGGTTTCAAGGTCGGCCTCGATGGTGAGTACCTGGTGGACTCGGTCGAGCAGGTGTTCACCCAGGCCGGCTGGAGTACCGCCATCGAATGCAATGGAGGCAAGAAAGGTAAGGCGAAAGCCAAGGGCAAGAAGAAAAAACAAGAGAAGGAACTGAAGGTCGTCCAGATCAAGCAGTAAAGCTGTGGCCGTTCGCGGCGTGTTCAATCCAATGTCTCAATGGAGAGCCTGTATGTCACTCACAGAGCAACAGTTGCAACGCATCATGCCCAACGCCCGCCGCCAAGCGGGCGTTTTTGTTTCTGCTCTCAATGCGGCGATGGCCCGCCGGCAAATTGATACGCCCAAGCGGCAGGCTGCCTTTCTGGCCCAGGTCGGGCATGAGTCCGGTCAGCTGCAGTACGTGCGCGAACTGGGCGGTGACCAGTACCTGAGCAAGTACGACACCGGCAGTCTGGCGGCAAGGCTCGGCAACACCCCCGCGGCCGATGGCGATGGCCAGCTCTATCGCGGCCGCGGGCTGATTCAGGTTACCGGCCGGAACAACTACCTGCGCTGCAGCCTGGCCTTATTCGGCGATGAGCGCCTGTTGCGCACCCCTGAGTTACTTGAGCAGCCGCAATGGGCGGCCGAGTCTGCGGCGTGGTTCTGGTGGGTGCGGGAGCTGAATGTCCTGGCAGACCGGGGCGACTTCAACGGCATCACCCGCAAGATCAATGGCGGCCTCAACGGCCTGGCGGATCGCCTGGAGTTGTGGGGGCGGGCGAGGGCGGTCTTATGCGCCTGATCGAACTGATCCCGGCCCAAGTCCGGCTACTCGTTGCTGGCTTGGCCCTGGTCGCGTTGCTCGGAGGTGTCGGCGTGGTGGTCTGGAAGGTTCAGGACTGGCGCTACGGCAAGCAGTTAGCCCAGCAAGCCAGTCTGCAGGCCGAAAGACTCAATCGGTTGACGCTGGCCGCAGCTGCTCGGCAGCGTGAAGAGCACAACAAACATATGGCATTGGAGCAGCAGCTGCAGGCCAGTGATCAAACCCATTACCGAGCCTTAAGTGATGCACAACGTGATCAAGGTCGCCTGCGTGACCGTCTTGCCACTGCTGATCTGCGCCTGTCAGTCCTCCTCGACGCTGCCGATTCCAGCAGCGGATGTGCAGTGCCTGCCACCACCGCCGCCGGCGGCGTGGTTCATGGAGCCCCGCGAGCCCGACTTGACCCGGCGCATGCTCAACGAATTGTCGGAATCACCGACGACGGCGACCAAGGACTGATTGCACTGGCTGCCTGCCAGGCACATGTGAGGACAATATCAAAGTAAGCTTTATTGATGGTCCAGTAGTGAAATACCACCTGTATTTACAGACTTAAGCAGCGAGTCTAGAGTATAAAAAGCGGTCAGGTTGTAACGATGATTTATACGGAACTTTTTGATGTGCGGTGCTTTTTTGAAAACATTGGTCGCTTGGGTCATAAGCTTGGGGTGCTGAATGGGGCTTTCAATTTTAAAGGATCTGCCAGCGCTTCATGCGACTTTAATAGGTCTTGGCGGGTCGCTGTTTGGGGTTTATGCGCTTTTTTCCACAGAGAGAAACTATGAGGCGGAAAAACAAAAGGACTTGGATCTTAAAGAATTAGAAAAGATAACTGAGTTTGTTCAAGTGTGGCCTGCAAGGGAGTCGTATTTTAAAAGCAAGGGCGATCTTGATTGGGATGTTATTTGGAGGGTGCGCCGTCAATGGTCGATGGCGTCTGATGAACAAACACTTATTGAGGCGTTATTTGATTTTCTGAGTATGATAAATTCCTTAGTGCTTAGGTACAGGTTTTCTGATACAGCAATAACAAAAGGCTTGGATGGGGGAGATAAGGGAAGTACCCAGCTGCTATCGTGCGATATAAATCATTGCGCCAGCTTTATGTCTTTTTTAGAGAGCATGAAAATTTATATTCAGAACAATCATTCTGAGCTTTTGACAGCGGCTAGAAAGTGTGATTCCTATAAGGCTCATTGTTTGATGGCGGAAGACGCTGAGTTTCGTAACTCAGTTGAAAAAGGAGAGGCTCCCAAGCCGAGGAAACATTATGATGGTCGCTTTAATTTGTTGGATGTTAATTATGCTCAGAGTGTTTGTGAGGCAGTAGAATTTATTAATATCTATTTTATGCTGGTTCCAAAGCTTCATGACAGTCTTGGGAAGTGTGAATCTGGAAGTAAAAGATTTCCACTTAAGAGGTATTCGTTTGTTGTGCTTGTGTCGGCAATGATGATCGTTTTTGCCGGCATCGTGCTTCCGTTACTACTGGTTTCATTGTCAGAGCAGAATCTCGATCTTTGTAAGGGGCACGGTTTGTGTTGGAGTGTATGGTATGAGTATTTGATTTTGGCTTTTACATTTTTGCCGTACATTGTTTTTATGTGGTTTCTTTTGAGTAAGACTAAACGTATTAAGGTTGAAGCTTGAGTGGCATCGAGCAAGCTAAGCACTTCATCTAAAGTGTTTTCGCTGGCTCGATTAGATAGGAATTCTGGTTTTTCGCGTTCCCTACTGCTCTATCAACCTTGAACCATTCGAACGCCTCGGCCGGCTCGCCCTGGTGCAGCACCATCTGTTCGGCGCGCTCCTTGGGTGTTACTGGGTCAAGCCACTCCCGGGCCAGCTCCGGCGTCAGGACCACCGGCCGCCGGTCGTGAATGTCGACCATGCCGCCTTGGGCATCGGCGGTGATAATCACGAACCCGTCGTTCTCGCCATGTCCCTCATCAGCGTCAGGCAGCTGCCCAATCGAGGCGCAGAGGCATGGCACCCCGTCCTTCCGGCGGATGAAGTAGGGCTGTTTTTTTGGCCCCCCTTCATCCACCCACTCAAACCACCCATCGATAGGGCAAATCGCCCGATGCGGCCAGATTGCCCGGAAGAAGGGGCTGTGGGCGACTTTCTCGACCCGGGCGTTTACCGGCGGTGCGCGATCCTTGGCCCAGTGCGGCCGCCACCCCCACCGCACTAGGTCGGCGTGTAGACCGTCTTCGGCCTGGTGGAGCAGGGCGACCAGCGTTGTCGGCGCCACGTTGTACCTGGCCAGTGGCTTGTTCTCGATCGACGACAGCCACTTGCCGTCGAGCCCGAGGACGTCGCAGTAGTTTTCTATGTATCGGTACTGCGCGATTCTTCCACACATAGCGATACCCTCCACCCGAGCTTTAAGACTAGCTCCCGCTCTGGCTTTCGAGCCGCCTTCTCTCGTTGATCTCCTTTGCTTCAAACTCATGAACCCTTTGCCGCAGGGCTTCACACTGGCTCTTCACAATCAGTAGGCTGTTGATCCTGTTCCCCTGCATTGAGGTTTCAAGGTTCAGTTCGGAGATCTCGGCCCGGGCTTTGTCCAAGGCTTTTGCGAACCTGTCGCGTTCTGCCATGGCCTCGGCGTGCATTGCAACTAGCTTGAAGATGTTTGCACGCGCCTGGCGTAACTGGATCGTCAGTTCTTGGATTTCGTTCTCAAGCAGCGATCCGTGCTGTCTGCATGTTTCGAGGGGGGTGGGAATTCCCAACCAGCCCTCGGTGTCGTCGATGTGCACGGTACTGCCTCACATTGCGCTTGCTGTCTGGATATACAGTAATGGAGGTCTGAGGTGTGGGCGATTCGAGCCGACGAGATGTATCAGGAGGGGCGTGCCGCCCCGGATCGGCACCTGGTGCCTTCCGGTGCATGTCGCTTGGTATCTAAGACAACGAAGGTGGCATACTTCGATGAGGCGGCGGGCGGGATCGGGTCGCTCATTCAAATGCCTAGCGGTAAGACAGCCCATACGGCAGATACTTTTTTCAAGTAGCGCCGCTTTTAATGGGGCTAAGATGGGGTAAGCCGTGACATAAGGAGAGCAGGTATGCAGGCGAATACGTTAGCTGAGCGACTATTTTTTACAACAATTCGGATTGATACGATTACCCCTGAAGGTGGGTGCGGTTCAGGTACAGGTTTTTTCTTCGAGCATGATATTGGTGATGGACGCAAAGCGCCCTTTATCGTCACCAATAAGCATGTTGTCTTAGGGCAGAAAAGTGGGCAGCTAGCTTTTCTGAAGCATAAGGATGGCAATCCAAGCTTGGGTGAGGGTTATAACTTACATATCGGTGAACAGGAGTGGTCAGCTATATGGTTTGGGCACCCTGACCCTGACATCGATATAGCAGTCTGTGCATTGCTCCCTATTCTCGAGCACCTCAGTAAGCAGGGGGTTGAGCCGTATTTACTTACTGTCAACTCTGAAATGATTCCAACTGAAGCCCAAATGAGTGAACTTGATGCGTTGGAGTCGGTAACCTTCGTTGGTTATCCGAATGGGATATGGGATAGTAAAAATCTCATACCTGTTGCACGTAAAGGTACTACTGCAACACCAGCGGAGGTTGATTTTGAAGGAACTCCTCGTTTTCTCATTGATGCTTCGGTTTTTGGTGGCTCGAGTGGGAGCCCGGTTTTTCTGCTAAATCAAGGGTCATTTGCAAATAAGCAAGGTGGGCTAATGGCGGGCAACCGTCTCTACTTTTTGGGAGTGATAGCTGCAGTTTTTTTTCGGACGCATCTGAATGAGATTATTGCTGTCCCTATACCAACCCAGGCGAAACCAATGGCTCAACAACAAGAAATGATTGATCTCGGCATAGTTTTTAAAGCCCGGACAGTTGTGGAGGCGACTACCGCTTTTTTGGCAAAATACGATCCTCCAGGTCGGGCTGACGCTCCGCGAGTTTAA